ATCCCCGATAGTTCTTCCAGTCGAACGACTGCGGCAAATTGCGATTGGAAATCAGCTGCTGTGCGGCGCCTCCGTTTTCCGCTTCATTTGCCAACTTGTCCGCTTTCTGCCGGTTACAGGCCCAGTGTGCAAGCTGCAGATTCTCGATGTCTGACGGGTGCCCGCCCCGTGCGATAGGGATGATATGATCCACACACGGAGCCATCGGGTCTGGATAACGCAAGGTTTTATCTACCGGCCGGCCACATATCCCGCAAATTGTTTGCGTTGCATAGATACGCTTTTTGTTCTTGTCAAAAGCGGTCCTGTGCGGACCAGCCTGATCCTCACGGTATACTCTCGGCATATGTCCTCACTCCTTCAAGTATTTTGTATCACAAAATACTTGCGGGCGGGCCGCCCCGTTTGGCACAAACATATCCAGCATCCAGAAGAATTTCGCACGATACACCCGGAAGGTATCCCGATTGCACGGCAGTCCCGCCGCCTCAAGCGCAGCCAAGGAGCAGGATTCCGTAACCTGCTTTCGTATGTAGGCCGCCAAAGCATCATCCGTCGTTCTTCTCAGCGCCGCAGTGATTTCCGGGTTCCTTCTATGCTGCACACAGTATGCCTTCAATTCACGGTACCTGCGGGCCGGAAGCCTATACCGTTCCATCTTCCCCTTGTAATTTCTCACGGTCTCCTCCTTTCTCCGGTGCCAGATAGCGGATGTAGTGGCAGCCGGTGGCGGCATCGTATTGACTGGACTCCAGCAGGTAGGCACGGGCAGGCTGGCGCATGGCGTTGGACGTGTGGACAATGCGCTCCGTGATCTCCGGCTGGATCATGTTGCGGCTGGTGGTGTATGCCTTGGCATCCGGCACATCCCGCCGGGCCTGCCGCAGCATATACAGCGCCACCGGCGTATAGTCGTGCTGGCTGCGCAGCGGCTCGGCATAGATGGACCCCATGCCCCAGATATCCTCCAGGCACTCCTCCCCCACATACCACGCACCATCACGCCACTGGATTCCGGCCCCGGTGATCACCATGTGGACGTGGAGCCGCTTCCGTGCGCCGGTCTCCCCGTCCTTCTCGGAGGGTACCGCTACCCACTTGAGCTCCATCCCCAGCTTCCGGAGCTTCCGCCGCAGACGACGAAGGAAATTCCCCAGCAGCCGGGACAGCTCCGCATAGTCGCCGCCGATCTGGGCCAGATACTCGTCCGTAAACTTGCACGTGACGTAGAGATCGCCCTTGGAGAAATTGCAATTCAGCGTCCTGGCCAAGACGTGAACAGCCCGCCGGGCGTTCTGGTCCCGCTTGGCGGAGGATGTGTTGCCCTTCACCCGGCCCGCTCTTGCCTTGGTGTTGGCCGGGACCCAGAACTTGCTCTTCTCGATCACCCGGCCCGCCTTGTAGGTGCGTATCATCCATTTGCCTCCCATCGTTTTCTCCTCCGTGGTCCTACTCTTAGGCTCTTAAGAGCCATCCAAAATACGCACGTGCGTGCGTATATATAATGAGCGTCCGTTTCCTCCTGTGCTTTCGCCCAAGGAGCGGACTTGACCGTCCGCCCCTTGGTCGCTGCCCTGCCTCCATCTCAGGAGGAGCCGCATACCGAGTATGCGGAGCCGGTCCTTACGGGCTCGGCTTCTACAGGAGAAAAACAACGTGGGAGTCGGGCGTGTGCGAAGCACCCGGCTCCTCCGACGGTCTCCGAAACGCAGAAGGCCGCCGGAGGAACCGCCGAGGTATATTCCTCGGCAGTCTCCGTTAAATTATCGTTTCTTGGGGCGGCCATGCTTGGTATTTCCCGGCAAGCCTTTTTGCCGGCGCCAGCTGAGGACCTGCGAATATTTGACACCGGTGATCTTGGCGATCTGTCTGTCTGCAATGCCGCCCTCATAGAGCCGCAGGAACTCTTTTTCCTGTGCTTGGCGGCTGCGGCGGCCCTGCCCCTTACTCAGTCTGGATATGCTGCGGAACGGGCTGTCCTGGCGCTCGCCCTCCTGAAAGGCGATGCATGGATACCCCTCCGTCTCGCATAGCTCTTGCGGCAGGGCGTGGGGAAACGCCAGCCGCTTGCTGACTCCCACGATATCTATAGCTCCACAGGGTGCTGTTATTGCGGAAGCGGCATCTGCCGCAGCGAGTCTCCGCCTCGACCGGGGCCTCGATGATCTCCAGCGCCTCGGCAAGCTCCTTACGCCTCGGCATGGTCATCCTCCTTCCGCCGTCCGGACGCACAAAAGAAATCCGGCTTAACAATAGTGCCCTCTTTTGGGGTCGTCACTCTGCCGCATATCAAGTAGCCACAGTAGTCCACATGATGCATACACTCTTGGCATCGTACCACCGGTGCTACATCCGCACTATCTAACCGCCATTCCACCGCTCGCAGAATGGCGCATCCGTGGATACCGCAGTCATGCTCATATCCACAGCCGAGGCAGGCGAAACTACCTGTCTCTACCTTGAGACGACGAATGGCCTGCAGCAACTCAGGCAATGACAAATCGCCGCTCGCCGTGCCGGCCAATTTTGCGCCCTTCTTGGCCTTGATACACCGTCTTCGGTATGCCCTGAGATCATGCTGCCTTATGCACTCTTGATAGTCCGGGCAGTCTTTGCATCTCATACCCACGCCTCCTGCTGCTGCGCCAGCAGCGCACGGACGGCCCCGGCCAGCTTGTCGCCCTTTTCCGGGTCCTTTTCGGACACCCGGCCCGCCGCCTCCTCCAGCCGCCGGAAATCCTCCTGCACGGCTGTGAACCACGTCTTAAATACCGCCGTGTCCGGATCCGCCGCCGAGAGCCGCTTCTGGAGATTTTCCACTTGTGCCGCCGCCAGCGCTGCCCGGCTCTCTGCCTTTTCCAGCTCCTTCGCCGCCTGACGCTTGGTCTCCTCCATGTTTGCCGCCGCCTGCTCCGCTGCGTCCTTCTCGATGCGCCGGCGCATCTCCTCCATGACGTCCTGCGGCACCTCCGGGTTTTTTCGCAGCTCCTTCAGTGCCGCCCGGCTCTCCTCCGCTGACTTTCTGGCCGTCTCCGCATCCTTCTTGGCCCGCTCCAACAGGCCCTTGGCATTGCTTGCCTCACCTCTTGCCTCCTGCAGCTCTTTGGCGATCCTCTCCGCTGCGGCCTCCGCATCCCGGCGGGCCTCGTCGGCCTTCTCCGCTATTTTCGCCGCCTCGTCAAGGGCGTCCTTGGCACTCTTGGCCTCTGCCTGGGCCTCGTCCCGTTCCCGCAGCAGCTTCTCCAGTTCCCGGCTGGAGATGTCCTCCACATGATGCTCCTGAGCAAACTCTTCCCGCTCCTCCGCCGGCAGTGCCAGCAGCTTCAGGGCGTGGGTATAGGGCAGATTCCCAAGCGTTTGGGATTCTGCGTCTCCGAACAGGGAGACCTGTTTGGCCCCGTACTCCTCGAAGATCCGCATGAAGTTTTGGGCGGAGGACTGGGAGAACTCCACCTCCTCCTTCAGCCACTGACCCCACTGCCCATAGGGCAGCATGGCCTTTGCCTCCACCAGCTTCCGTCCGATCTCGATGGCGTAGCCCAGCACCATGCACTGGGCCTGACGGTGCAGCTGCCGGATCTCTGCCGTCACCGTCTGGATATCTCTCTGTGCCGCCATGGGCACGTTGACAATGTCGCTCATTTATGCGATCTCCTTTCTTTTGGGCTGTATCGGCAGCCCATGCTTATCTCGTCTGCTCCCGGCCTTCAGCCATGCCAGCCACCCCGCCAAAAAGTCCGCATACAGCGTGCTTGGATCTGTCTTGTTGGGATTGTCCGGACAGGCCGTCCGCTCATCATCCCAGCCATGGATCTGTCGGATGGTATTGCCGCCTACCTCGATGGTGCATAGCGGTCGGCCCGGACGGTCCCGCCGCCGCAAAAACAGGATCGTGGTGGCGCCGTTGAGGTGCCGGTCCACATAGCCGCCCACACAGTGATGCAGCTTCTGCCCCTCTCGGACGATCTCGTGTCCGTTCACCGGCGGGCGAATGAGATAGGTGCCGTCTGTGTAGGTGTACCTCTGCACCAGCTTTTTCAGTCGCCGATGGTATTTCTCCACCTTGGCCTTGCCCTGCAGGGCCGCCCATGCGTCCGTGATCTCATCGTGTTTGCCGGACAGATCTCTCGGCAGCAGGTGAATCTCGTTGGCGAGGTCCAGCCCCACGCCCTCCGCCGCCTCGATATAATCCACCCATAATTGCATACGGTGCACAATCCCGCCGCCCGCCGCCGTATTGCGCTCCAGATAGTGCATCAGCCGTCCCGGAGGCAGCCCGTGGCGTTTCAGCAGCGGTATGACCCTATCCGTGTTCCCGGCCTGCCGCAGCTCGTTGCAGTCCTCCGGCTTGCCCCACGCCTTAGTTCCCCGGAGCCTCTGCCAGATGGTAAGGCTCTCTATGGTCGCATCCGACGAGCGGCACACCTCCCGGAAGTGCTGCAGCTCCTTCATCGGCAGCGGCAGAAATTCCCGTGAGCTTTGTGCGTCCCAGCGAATGATCTTTGCATTTTTCACGCCCCGATTCACCAGATCTGCCACGGCGCTCTCCAAACGCAGTTTGGCCAGCCACTCGATTTGCCGGGGATAAAAGCAGCAGGCGGTCAGCAGCTTAATGCGGTCGCAGCTGCTCTGCAAGTCCCCGATGCAGCAGTACCGGAACGCACTCTTTGCCAGCTCCTCCAGTCCTACCACCTCGTAACCCTTGCCATACTCAGAGCAAAATCCGTAAGGGGCTGAGAGCTCCCACATCTTATGACCACGGCCCGGAGCCGTCTGGCATATGTATCCGTGGAGCTGCGCCTCGTCATACCATGTCCGGGAGATTCCCTCCGCCTTGCCGGGGCGGAAGCGATAGACGCCCAGCAGCTTCACCTTCGGCAGGTGCGTCAGCTCCCGCCCGTAGTCCTTAAAGCAATCATAGGCACAGGCCCACAGAGCGCCCCGCCACTGACGGAGCACCACCGCCCGGCGGTATTCCCACAGGTTTTTCCGCTGCCCGGTATATTGCAGCTCCTTGGGGATGGTCTCCTTGCCGCACCACGGGCAAGCCACCCGCCGCTTGATGTCGATCGTGTTGGTGCACTTACCCCACCGATACTTCGGCTCCGGCGTGTGCCTCGTATACAGAGCGGCTTCCTCCGCCGCCGTGGCCCGCTCCTCCCGGATCACCTTGTGTTTGCCGCAGCAGGTGGTCCACAGCTCCCTCGTCTTGCTCCGCCGGAAGGTGTAGGCCGTAAACAGGCCGTTGATCTCCTGCAGCTCCTTGTCCGTCAGGACCGGCGCCAGCCGCCGGAGCTTTTCTTCCATCTTTTCCATGGCCCCCTCACAGGAAATCCGTCAGATCCAGCCGCTTGGGCTGCTTCTTCTGCGCCGCCGGTTCCTCCGACTCTGCCGGCTGCACACGATTGGGGCAGACGTCGATCTCCATGGTCATGCGGATCTCCGCCCCCGGAAAATAAAACTGCACCGCCTTGCGGTATGCGTCCAGATCCGAGATGCTGTTTCCGGTGGCCCGCTCCAATGCCGTCATGCAGTCCACGAAAGATCCGCCCTGTGCAATGGCCTGTGCAAACTCCTCGTCCTGCCGTGCGAAGGATTCCAGCGCTTCCCGCACAGCTCCCTTCATAACCGCCGCCTTTCCGCCCTTGATGGCGGCACTCTCTTTCTTCAGGCGCTCCAGCGCCTGCTTCAAGAACTCGCTCATTTTTCTCCTTGCCTTTCCCGCCGCTATGGTGTATCATAGGGGCGTAGATATTGTTGTGGATATCTTGCCCTTACGGAGTGCCTGCTCCGTAAGGGCCTTTTTTATTCCCGGAGGCCCGTCAGGGTCTCCCGAAAGCTCTCCGCCACACAGGTGGCGATCACCTCCGCCGTGTGGCCCGTCTCCTGACGCACCAGCTCCTCGATGTCTGCCGGGATCGTGCAGGCGGCGCAGATATCGTCCAGCTCGGTCTGCTCCTGCACCTCCAGCGCATAGCGGCACCGGTCGCAGATGCTCTCCATCACATCGTCCAGCGTCATTTCTGCGCCTCCCGAATACTCAGTACGGCATAGCCGGGGATTAGCCCCTGCACATTGGTCAGTACATGGGTGATGGTATAGCGTTTGTCCGTGATTTCATGTTCTGCCGGACGACCTTCGTCCGTCACCGGCAGGAAGCGAATGGTGTCACCCTTTTGGTAGTCCCTGTCGTTGATCCGCAGCTCCGCCCGCTTGTCTCGCATCATCACGGTATCACAATAGCACTCCTGCAGCTTGATTCGATGCTCTCTACTCATGATTCTCCACCTTCCTCGTTATAAAGATCCCTTCCACCTGCGTCTTGTCCCACGTCGGTGCATCCGGATCGGCAGCCGCAATAACGATGCACCGCTTGAAAAGCTCCGCCGCCGCAGGATTGTTCTGGTGCAGTCCGGCATACATCCTCTGGATCACACAGGCGAGCTCTGCGCATATCATCTTTGTGTCTCCCGATGCGATGCACTCGATTTGACTTTTTGTGGCGTCCACATACAACTTAATCATCTCACGCCCTCCTCCGGATAGTAGCAGTCCAGCACCTTCCGCAGATGCTCCCGGATACCCACGCCGGCCAGAAAGCCCACCAGCTCCTCCGGGCGCTCTCCATGCTGCGCCGCAATGCGGCAGATACGCCGCCACAGCGG